CTGTAGGTCCTTATATATTTTGGTGCGGTTGGAGGGACTTGAACCCTCACGAGCGTACGCTCACCACCCCCTCAAGATGGCGTGGCATTTAAAACACATTTACAAAACCAACAAATGCGGTAGTTACCTACTTTATTAACATATATATAGTTGTATATTTTACTATATTTTTATATAAAATGATGTCAAAATGATGTCATCTATAATATATACATTATATGTTATGATCCCTTTCTTCACCATACAGCCTTTCCATACCTTGGCGAGTTACAAGCCAATTCTTACCCGATTTTCTAGCTTCGTCATCGGTAAATTGTTTATTTGCATATCTCTTTAAACAGCATTGCTTAATAGAATCAGCTGGTACATTCCATCTTTCACCAGCCTCTTGTGTGGTCATTACGTCATCTAGTTTCATTACAGTACTCCTGTTATTACTAATAAATTATAGACAGATAATACAAAGGCAATAATACTAATTATTAAAGTTAATCTTGAAATCATATGCCTGCCATTGGTATAATAGTTAGGAAGATTGGGGCTCTTTCGAGCCCCTGTGGTTACTGATTTAATAACTGCTTTATCGCGATTGCTAGTTGGATAAGTGCTGTTATTAGCGGTAGCCACTTTTTTATTATCTTCCTTAACTTCTTCAACGGCTTCACCTCCTTCCCTATGTCTATATTATAACACGTTTCCGTGTTATATGCAATAGTTTTTTATTAATTTTACAAATAAAAATAGAGCCTACCAACGTAGATTTAATCTAGGTTAGTAGGCTCTTTTATTATAGTTGCGTGTATCCACCATTACACGCTATGGAGATGTATGGATCACCTCTCTATCGATGAATCACTACTCCGATTACTGCCCCCGCTCCCACCATCTGAGATAGGTTGCGCTGTATCCGTAGTCGTTTGATTGTTCGTTTGTCGTTCTCTATTTGCCCTTTCAATTCGGTCAATGAGTTCTGCATTTTGTTTAAGGTGATTTCTTGCTTCATTGATTGAAGCTTGGCTTGCATCAATTCGTTCTCCAATTTGTTGATTGTATTGTGTGCTTCGGTCAACTCGTTCTTTTGCTTCACGACTAAGGTCTGAGCTTCGGTCAATGGAATGTTGGATGCTTCGATTGAGTTCAAGGCTTTCTCGTTGTTGCTCTTGAGCTCGTTCCACTGCGTTAATGGTACGCTGATAGTCTGCTCCGCTTGGTTGGTAAAGGATATATCCTGCGCAAAGGATGAGGATGATGCCAATACAACCGATAATAACATAGCGGTAAGTAGAGTTATCAAATAATACTTTGATTTTGTCATACATTACATCCCTCCTGCGTAGTCCGTAATCCCCCTAGCAATGGCGCGAACGATAGTATCTAAATCATTAGTCAGCATAGCATGATCTTCTTCGTTATCGATGAAGGCCATTTCAACTAATACAGCAGTTGCATCCGTGCCATTTAGTACCCAAAGGTCATCACGTTTCTTAACGCCCCGGTCTACTGTATTAATGCTGCGGATGATTTGACTTTGAATGTCGTTGGCCAATCGTTGTCCATTGAAGGACTTGTAAAGTGTTTCAGTGCCACGAGCTTCCGTGTTAAACGCATTACAGTGAAGTGATACGAAGATATCGGCGCCCCAAGAATCAGATTCAGAACATACAAGACCTAAATCGTCATCTTGCAGAGTACGGACTTCACATCCTGCTGTTTCCAAATAGCGAGCTAACATTTTGCCCGCATCACGAGCGACGTCGCATTCACGCGTACCATATACAGGGTTAACTGCACCGCTATCTAAGTTAATATCATGCCCCGGATTAATAAATACTTTCATCGTTTATCCTCCTCTTCTAATCTATCGGGAATACCATTATTATTTTTGTCTACCCAAAGTCCTAAGAAGCCTACGATGGCTGTTAAGACACTAGGTATGAATATGTGGTCAATAATATTAATGCCTACATTAATCAGCTTGTTTGCTTCGTCTGACACGTACCCGCTAATAAAGGACATAACATATTGAGTGACCACCAATAAAATAGGCACTAGCATAATAAATACTAGTGCCCTTGTGGCTAATATACCTGTAGGGTGAAAGTTTGCCACCCTAACAGATTGGTATGATTTTTTAACTGTATTGATGAGATTTGGTGGTAAGGTCATGTAACTCCTCCTTAATATCATCAACACGGGCTTCGATGCCGTCGACCCTAGATGTTAGTTTCACGTGTTCTGTGTACGCCTTAGTACGCTGTTCACGTGAAAGCTTTATTTCATCTTTTAGGTCTTTCAACGTATCGGTAAGCACGCCCATTTTTTCTTGGAACATCAGATTGTCTTGCATCCTTTGAAGGTCTAATTTTTCAAGTAAAGGAATAATCAACAATCTATATCCTGCCCCAGCAACTACACCCACTATGGTGAGTGTAGTTAAAATGTCATCCAATTGAAATTGCCATGTCCAGATACTATGCACCTCCTATTACTCTGTTTCCGTAAAATCAGTTAATTCTTGCATGTGTTCTCCCTGTGGATTAATTATAAATGGTCAGCGTTTCGGTCGCCTGTGTTGATGTAGCTATTGTTAGCCGCACCCCATTCAATGGTATTCATATCAAAGGCCAGAGTTTTGGATGCCTGTGTTGATGTAGCTATTGTTAGCCGCATATTGTTATTATCCCCTTTAAACGTTACGTTTTCAGGGGTTTCTACAAAGTAAGGGCCATATGAGTTATAGTTATCTCCTAAATTAAGCGTTGATGGCTTATTTGCATATATTACTTTTTTAGTAACATTCCAATTCTTAGGGTTATCTTTGAAATTGCCTCTAACTGTGTTGTTTGAAATATTCATTTTCAAGATATCCCCATAGCGTTTGTATACAATGCCATTTTCGGTATATTCTTCATCAGCAACTGCATCAGTTTGAACACCAGCAATTTTGTATTCTGCAACTTTTGCACCTGTGAAATTGTGATAAGTGAGTTTTATATCATCTTCGCCTAGAGGTGGAATTGTAATAGTGCAAGCTCCAGTACTGTCTAGCGTGAAAGGTGTGTCGTTACCAACTACCTTAACACTGTAATGAGGTTCACCTGTTACTGTTACCACCTGTTGTCCTTTGGTTACGCTTGGAATAGTCAACGGCTTAAATTCAGTACGAGGAAAAGGCTTACCTATATTCCCAATTAAAGCAGTAAGTACATCATCAACGTTAGCACTCTCGCACCATACATTTCCGCTTAACAAGGTACGATATGCAGTTTCTGCAGGTATACTTGATGTATACTGACTTATTTCAGATTTCTTTACATAGTCATTTAAATTGGAATACTTAACAAAGGATCGCCCCTCTATTTTGTTAACATAACGGCTAGCCGCATCACCAGGCGTTAATGCGTATTGACCAATCTCTGATTTCCTAACAAAAGCACCTAAATCACCTTTATATGCAAACGTTTGAGCAGACCAGCCCTTTTGAGCATAATGGTTATTGGCATCTGTTTTAGACAAATAATTATTTAACTCTGTTTTAGTAGCGTAAGCCGATAAATCGACGTTTCCACCACCAGTACCGCCAGAACCTGGAGGGCCAGGAGGGCCAGGAGGCCCTTGCAGTCCTGGATCGCCTTTAGGTCCTTTGAGTGCTGCTAGTTGTTCTTGAGTGAAGTCAGAATATTTAAAAGGTTCACCTTTAGGGCCTTTTAACTTTTCAAGCTGTTCTGGTGTAAGTTGTACACTTGATGTATACCGACTAATTTCAGATTTCTTTACATAGTCACTTAAATTAGCCTTAGCAGCATAATTATTATCTGCATAGACTCTAGATACAAAAGTATCCTTAATCGCCGCTGTCGTCATATAACTATTAAGATCAGTTTTCTTAGAATACGTATTATCTGCAAAAACTCTAGATACAAAGGCGTTATTAGCCGCTGCCGTCGTCATGTAGCTATTTAATGTAGACTTAGCAGCATAGTTATTATCTGCAAAAATTCTAGATACAAAAGTGTTACTAGCTGCCGCTGTCTTCATATAGTCGCTTAGACTAGCTTTAGTCGCATATGTATTTTCTGCAAAGAGTTTAGATACATAATAGTTATTAAGTGCCGCTGTCTTTACATAGTCACTTAAATTAGTTTTAGTAGCGAATGTAGTATCACAATATTCTTTTGTAGGATAAGCGGATAAATCTACACTACCGCCAGTACCAGGAGGACCTGGGTCTCCTTTAGGGCCTTTTAATGCCGCTAATTGCGCAGCGGTGAACATGTCATAAGTAAATGGCTTTCCATCTTTACCAGGCGGCCCTTGAACACCCTGTTCGCCGTTTAGCCCATTTCGACCGGGTTCGCCTCGTGGTCCTGGGTCTCCTTTAGGGCCTTTTAATGCGTTAAGTTGGTCTTGAGTGAAATCACTAAACTTAAAAGGTTCACCTTTTGGTCCTTGTAGTCCTCTTTCACCGTCTGCTCCACGCTCCCCAGGAGTTCCAGGTTCACCTTTCGGCCCTGGTAATCCTACATCACCTTTAGGGCCTTTAAGTGATGCTAATTGCTCAGCGGTGAACATATCATAAGTAAAAGGCTTTCCGTCTTTACCAGGTTCACCTTTAGGACCAGGGTCGCCTTTAGGGCCTTGTAACTTAACAAGCTGCATATTGTCTTTGACTTTAATATTTTCAACACTGTCTTTGATGCGGATGCTATCAACAGGAGAAGGTTTCAAATACACGTTTTCTTCGCTCATATCATTTCCCCCTATTACTGATACCTTCGATTACATTAACTTGACCCTTAACAAGGCATTTAATAGGACGGTCGCCGTTCCATAAGAACAAATCCCATTGGTATTTACCAGCTTCGAGCATATTTGTATCTAAAGAAAGAGTGATTTTACAAGCTTCATCATCTTTCAAAGCATCAGTAGATACGTTGATACTAAACTTCACTTTATATTCTTCGTCGTATGGACACTTACGAACACAAGCAAAGAGATTTGTCTCATCAACAAGATTGTTATACCCAATATTTAGAGAAATCACTTCCCCTTTGATTGCATCAAGGTTGTGTAGAACCGGTAGTTTCATCTTTGTGCTCCTCGTCCATTAATTCGTTATGAACACAGCCCTCAGTTGGGCAAGTACCGTCTTCGTTAAGTACTTCCCAGCAGTACTCACAAAATTCCATAACCGGTACTTTGCTGTCTCCAATAAATTTAGGCATATTATCGCACCTCCTTAATACGTGTTACCATTTCGTCATTTAATTTAATATATTGTGCGCTAATAGCCGTAGTAGGTTTTCCCATTAATAACAATCTTCGCTGAGCCTCTTCTAAGGATTTGAAGCGTGGCTCGTATTCAGATTTAATCGCATTAATCTTATCTTCCTTTGTAGGAACATACGGATCAGGCGCAACGAATTTTCCGTCTACATACGCTTTACCGCTCATAAATTCATCAAGCATTGCGTCACCGTCTGCAGAATACACATGTTGTGCATTTGGGTAATCGTGTTTAGCTTGCGCCATAATATCTTCACGACTCAACGTGTTATCACACAGGGATGTAATACGCTCCCCTTTGTCATTTAAAATAAATACATATTGATTCATAGTCGTATCCTTTCGGAGGTGAAATTATGCGCCGTTACGCTGTTATGCTAAAACGTAGACAACGCAATACCATTACATTAAGGCAACTATTTAATGAGTGGTTGCCTATTCACTCTCAGTCTATTTCTGATAGCGCTGTTAAGTCTTATCACATCGCTTTTGAACACATATCCAACCTAGCGGATATGCCTATCACGGATATTCATTTTCAGCACCTTCAGAACGTGATTAATTCCATGCACGTAAAAGGACTTTCCTACTCATCTTGTAAGAAAGTCCGTACACTACTTAATCAATTATTTAATTACGCAATCATTAAAGATTACCCTATCACTAATTACGCCCAGCATCTAAATCTAGGACCCAACATACCAACGATAAAAAGGAGAGTATTTACTCGCCAACAAATCAACAAATTATGGGCAATAGATACTCCTTATTCCCGTATGATTTTAATACTGTTATACACAGGCCTCCGCATAGGTGAGCTCCTTAATTTGCGAAAACAAGACATCAATAGACGATCATCATACCTCATCGTGAGACACGCAAAAACGAAAGCCGGTGAGAGGCGTATTATTCCCATTCATCACCGCATCATGCCTATAATAGAGCAACTACATACTAGCGATTACCTATTCACTATCAGCTACACATCATTCCGTAAGCATTTCCAGGATATTATGAAACAGTTAAATTGTAAGCATACTATCCATGACACCAGGCACACATTCGCAAGTCTACTTGATGCAGTTGCACCGCCTAACGCATTACGCTCCTTACTAGGCCATAAACAAGGTGATATCACTACCAGGGTGTATACACACAAAACCATTCGTGAATTACGTAAAACGATAGAATTATTAAAGTAACTCCCCAGTGGGGGCTAACTTGGTTCTTAAATCAAAATACATATTGTGATGTAACATTGCCTATCAGGTGTAATGTGTTAGTCGCATTATGTACCGACGACTCCGCAAGTACAAACACAAGAGGCGATGAGTTCTATGTGTCTTGGAACAGTGGCTTCTCAAATAATAATAGAGCTTCTATACGCTTTTTAACTAACCGTGGCAATGCTGGCAACTTTACCTGGCTGTGCGTTGGAATCAGCTAATTACCTACTGCGATGTGCCCCATGCCGTCGTTCTATAGGCACTTATTAAACTATCTCCAGTGGGGAACGTTTAATAACATACCAATAGGAGGTACAATTTCATTTCCTGTTTCCTTTGATAGGGAGTGTTACGTAGTAGTTGGTAATGACGTGAATGGTAACAATGTTGATAACCAGGTCCATTCGTTTAGAGAGCATACTAGAACAGGGGTTAAAGTATATTCTCAGGCGGCGAAAGATGGATTAAATAAAACTAGTGCTTGGGGCAGATATATCGCGGTAGGTAATTAGACAGTTCCTAGAGCAAACCAGTAATAAGAAGCAGCATATTTATCACTAGCAACAAATACAGCTTTTGTATTGTTGCTTTCGCTTACAGAGTTTGCAAAATATCTTGGCGTATCTGACCCACTCCAATACGCATCAATCGCATTTGCAATGAATAATCTTGTGAATCTAATAGGGAACGTTACTTCCGTTTTTACGACGTTATCTTGGCCACCAGCTCCCCACTGGATAGTGAAACCATTCGCAAATTTAACAAAGCCCGCATTACCATCGAGTTTAGATGCCACGATAGCACCTTGGCCTAGTAAGCTTTTAATTGTAACAAGCGTACTTGCCGGAGAGTCTTTCCAGTTAGCACTACCGAGGATTGCTTTAATTTGGTCTGTAATAGGAGGGTGAGATGAAATATCTGTGTTATGTTGTTTAACTGCTTCTGTTAACTGCTCACGTGTTATCAACGCACCTATATTAACAGTTAGCGATACATTTCCTGTATTACTAAATACCATTCCGATGGTTAATTCTTGAGATACAACTACTGAGCCACTTTCTGCCGGCATTCTGTCCGGTTCAGGGTCCGTAAGGTATGCATACAATATTTCGCCCTTATCAGGATCTTGTGCAAATAACCCAATTTCAGACATTCGAAAAGCTTCATGTATGCCAGTATTAGTTATAACTGTATCAACGCTTACAATTTTACCTTCTAGCTTAACTACAAAATTAGTAGTCTCCCATTTAGAGGAGATTACATCAGTTAATGCCAATGGATTCGTTGCATTAACACCACTACCGACTTTGATTTTCGTGAATGTCAGTTTAGTCTTACCCGCATTTACCTTTGCTTGCAAAGCAGCACCAACATCGGTCATGGTTGCATTTGACCATTCTGCCATATATTCCTCCTATCTAACGCTATTATCTAGCGCTACATTAATCTTCGTTTTCTTTGATTCAACTGTGTAAGACGTTACATGGGTATTCAAATTAATGCGCCATGCATTCGTAAAATCACACTTGACATTCACTTTCTTAGACACACCGCACCACCCAGCGAAATACTTATTGAAATTAATTCGTCGAATGAATTCAATACCATCTAACCAGGACCGTACATTCTTGGCGGCATTGATAGCGCGTATAAGCTTAACAATATCCGATTTGCCGGTTAATGGCGCTGTAATGAGCGTAACCTTAAAATAATAAGGCTTACCTCCATAATCGAACCATTCTGCTATTTTCGAATCTGAATATATAGTCTGTACGGCTTTTTCAACAGCATATGGCGTGCCTTTATGGCGGTGAATATCAATTGAATTCTTCACCATTTCGCGTTTAGTCTCTATCGGTAACCCACTGTCATAATCATCCACGTGTAATTGATATGCTAAATGATCAATGACACTCTCAGATTCAGTATCAACGGATGACCACAATAGCAATGTATTCGTATTCATGAATTCGGCTAACGCATCATCCCACGTTTTAGCAAGGGCTTTAATTGGCTCCTTATCGATTGAGGAGGGAAGATGTTCTGAACTGGTATACTTACTATCACGTATCATTCTTCCTCACTTCCTGCAAGCACTACGGCGATTGTATTGGCTACTGCCACGCCGCTTTGTTCTGCAATCGGAGTAAATACAGGGGCAGTCACTTCAACGCGTTTAATTCCAGATACATCCATGAGCATTTGCACCAATCGACTAGGCACTATATCACGGCCTAATTTAGATTTTTGCCAAATTACATAGTCATTGACGGCTTTATCTGCCTTAGCTTTTACCACTGTGGCATCGGCACCTTTTTCAATGTAGTACTTAGCATCGATATTATATTGCGTAGTAGTAGGGGCTAATACAGTTAGCTTATCCGTTAACGGTCTACGTTTCTTATCAGACAAATACTCCGTAATAGTCTTAAGTAATTCTTGCCCCGGAATACCACCGCCAGATAGTAATGGATAGATATTAACTTCCCCAGGATGCGGAGAGTATACACCTACATCGGCCACGAGGTGTGATGCAGATTTTGTAAAATACTCATAAGCACCTTCAGGGCCTGCCACGGAGAATGATTCAGGAGCCTCATGAATACGTTCACGATAGGCTTCGTCATCCTCTGTATCAGAGCCACCTTCAGACAATGTGGTGTTACTCATCGTATCCACAAATGCTATAGGGTCAATAATTGTACTTATTTCACCTGGTTTAAACCCATTACCTTGTGCGCCTGTACGTTGTGCTTCTGCTTTTACGGACCCATTGAGTTGACCTGGTGGAATTACCAAATTCTCAACAGTAACAAAATATTCGCCACCTGCTGTGGATATTTTTGTACCTTTTGGAATAATAACAGAGTTCGTACGCACTGCTGACAAGGTAGCTTGGATAGTCGTAGTTGCTTTTGTTGCCCGCAATCGCTCAACGGCAGCAGGAACAGCTCCAACGTGATCTAAATTATCACCTTCTGCATATGCTAACAGATTTTGTTTCGCTGCATAATTGGCATCGTTTAATAATCGGATAATAATTTCCGAAATTACATTTAAAAATAAAGTAACAGGGTCGCCCTCTCCCAAGGTTCGCCCTGTTATTGTTGTGTAAATATCAAATACCTTTTGTTGAACGTGTTCTTTATCTGTGTTAAAGAATTCAACATTAGGTAAATCAGATAATCTCATATAGTCACCATCACTTTCGGAATCAACGCCCCATTATGTGTGGCGGTAAACGATATATCACTAATTTTGGCACGCGGTTCGTACCGTTTAATTTGTTGGAATATGTCATTAGATAGATGCGCTTGAGCTTGATGGATAGGCATATCAATAATACGGCCATCAATACCAAACTCCCTATCTAGTGGCACACTACCACGAACAGTAGAAATAATCGTTTGCACATTCTGCAAAATCTCAGCAACTTCACTTTCAGGTGCTAGCGATATCCTATTGTCCGTAACTGGTTTAATTTCATACGTTGCTGGCATGGCTAGAACCTCCGTAATATCGTATTAACTTGATTAAATGTATTACCATATTTATTAAGAAGCGACTTTTCTTCTACTGTATTTTTATCTGGATATTCCTCAAGAGTTAGCGATACCTCAATAGATTGTGTCTTGCCATATGCATCCGTAAATAAACTATCTTCACTCAGGGACATGATTACAAAGTAGTTTTGGCTAACAGGCTTACCGCCAATAATAAACGGCAATACAGCTCCTGTATCGCGATAATTTCGCAACTTCTTAACAGTACTATCCGGAGATTGTCCAAGCGATGCAGAAATAAGAATTTTACAAGTGATTTGTTCTACATCCGGCCCACTAAATTGTTTAACAGGCTTTTCTAACATCAGATTGTGCTTCTCCCATCTAGCACTACCTGAACGCGTTACGTCAGATACAGTGAGAACATTGTCTAATGCGGTATAGAATACTATATCCGCTAAATATCCGATATACATCTATACCTCCTATTTTGGTCCGGCTGTTGTAGAACCGCCAGACACTACACCGCCATGCACATGATGAACTAAGGAAATACCATTAACCACTACATCACCACTACTTGCATTGATTGATAAAGTGCCACCAACATTGAGTGTCATATCTCCAGGAACAGTGAGCACACGTTTACCATTATCTGCTCCACCTGGAGTTGGATCCGCACTACTAAAGAATGTTCCAATAATGAATCCATCAGAAAAGCCACGACCAGACCGATTTGGTAGCATAATGCATAATACCTGGTCGTCAATAGCTGGCATCCAATAGTCCTTATCGTGTGCTGCACCTCGATTAATGACAGATAACGGCGCCGTTACAACACCTTCTCTATCAAGGCGTGTAACAACGACTTTTCCTTCTTCAGGAATTGTACTTGAAACATTTCCAATGAATATCATATCTGCTAATGCAGATAATATATCAGTAGCCATTTAAACACCTCCTTACATCAATCGACGTTGAATAATTGGCCCCTAATGTATGTGTCGCTTTCGTAATTAAATAATTACCATCGAACACACCAAAACCTTCGAGCTTAACAGTAACCGATGCCATAATAAGAGGGTTCCCAGGGAAACTAAAAGACATTGTATCCGCTTCTTTATTAGCTTCTCTAAGCTTCTTCTTAGCAAGTCTAGTTGCCTCGGCCTTGTCTTTTACCTGCTCATTAACTTCCAACACGGCAAGGTACGTATGCCCCTTACGGTCAGGATCTTCAAACGTATCCTCAATCACAGTTTTCTTATCCTTATCTGTATATTTCACATGGCATGCTCGATATACTTCACGAGTTTTACTCTTGTACGAATAAGATATTGCCCTAGTAATGATCAAAGGCGGTTGTTCCCCTTCTTTAGTTTGTACAGGTTGATATTGACCACCTGGTCTACGAATAATGACTTTAGGCTTTACATTTTCGTATTTGTAATCATCGAATATAATCAACTGTTCAGTGGATACCTTAAGAGAAAACCCCGCATCATTGCAAAGTTTTTGCAAAAATGCGAGGTCTGATTCAGCACTTTGAGAGGCATCTTTTAACGGTGGGTCAAAATCTGCATCCCACAATAGCTTTAACTTATTATCTTTCGCTTTCTCGGTAGCAATCGCTTTAAGCGTTGTATCTTTCCACGATTTGTCTTTCTTTTTCTCCCGTAAGTCAGTGCTACCGATAATAGCAACACCTTTGATTTTGACTACATCCGGAAGGCTACTTCCTTCGAATTCATCAATTTCAAATTTGCCGATTGGTAACGTAAATTGTTCATCCCCTAATTTCTCCCATGCTACTGTATTAATGGCGACTTCTAGTAATGATCCTTTCGCAGGATACCAATCACCGACCCATAGACGACCCCTATCCTCTAATGAAATAGCCACATCATCTACAGTTCCTGAAAGGTTATCTGTGAAAGTTACATCAAGAAGGTATTTACTAATATCGTCGGTGATGTCCTTTGATTCCCTACTCCCCCAATGTTGGTAGCCAATCGTACACCATGCCCGCCGTGCTAACTTCGTTTGTGGCGTTAAATCCTTCTTCCATTTTTGGACCTTAGCTAGGCTCTTTTGTAAGCTCATGTACTATCGCCTCCATGGTGGTAAGAATTCAGGTAAGGAATCAGGAGGAACATCTGGGCATGTTAACACAACACCTGCGGAAAATATCGCCGTATTACGGTGCTTTTGATTGGCTTCTAACAATAAATTGATGTATCGTTCGTTACCATACACCTTATAGGCGATTAAGTCCCACATATCCCCTTGTATTGTTGTATAACTAGTCATAACTCAACCTCCGTTGCCCAGTGGTATAGCTACGCATCATTTGTTCAAATTCACGCATTTTTGCATCTAATGCTGACATAATATCATCTGTTGAACTATTACCCGCGTTAATGACAGGTGCGAATGTGATTTGAATAGGCGCTCCGCTATTACTACTAGCTGAAGTCTTAGGTAAGCTAGGGGCTAGAGATACAGTAGGTGCTGCAGCAGTCTGTGCCCCACTCACACCTAGCATCCGCCCAGCCGTTTGCCATAAATTCATCGCATTAGCACTACCATCAATAGGGACAATGACTTCAGGATATCCGGCTTCACCAATCAATGCAACTTCTGGAGATGTAATTACGCCACCATTAGCATACGCATTACCTCCAGCTGCGGAAACACCAACTGTGAAACCTCCACTAAATTGGGCCTTAATACTTGCCCACGCCCCTGCAATTGCGTTAGATACCGCACTCGGAATTTGACTTACCCAGTTTACCACAGCATTATAGGCATCACTTGCCCATTGCTCTGCAGCTGCTACAAACGCCGCTCCGGCTTCTGCACAGGCACTAGGTAAGTTCACAAGGAAATTAATAACATCATTAACTAAATTACTAATCCAAGAAGTAGCCGTAGCATACGCTTCAGAAGCAAACGAGATAACCGCCGCTACAAATTCAGCGCCCAATGTAATCATGTAGGTAGGTAAATTAATTAAGAAGTTATAAACCCCATCAACCATAGCCCCAAAAGTGGTAACCGCAAAGGTATAACACTCTGTGGCGAATGATACAACGGCAGATATAACAGCAGTACCAACTTGTACCATAATCGCAGGCAATCGCAAAATAATGCCTATAATAAATCCTACAGCCATACCAATATATGTTGGTAGATTTAACCATAGATTTACATAGGCAATTATTGCCGCTTTCAACGCATTAAATACGCTTAATCCTATTGATAATAGGCCATTTATCACAGTCATAATACCTGATATAATGACACTCCATGCAGAACTTAAAGCAGAACACACACTATCCCATATCGAACTTAGTCCGGAGCATACGCTATCCCAAACAGATGTTAATGTAGAACAAATCGTATCCCAGTTAGTTACTAATAGGTATATCGCTGCAATAATCGCCATGATAGCAATTACCCATGGTCCTCCTATTAATGCGCCAGCGGCTTTAAAGGCACTCGTGGCCGTTTCTACACCTTTAAAAGCTGTAGTGATTGTAGTAATACCAGATGCCAATTTTGTAGCAGTACCATATAGTAAGGCTAATTTCAATCCGTTAGTTACTACGGCTGCAATAGCTTCCTTATTATCTTTCATGAACGTTACAACGGTTTGTAATACCGGTATCAATGCCGGTAATATTTGCTGGGCAATCGGTATAAATGCCTGTGCCAAGCCTAATGCAACCTGCGTAGCTTCCGCTTTCAGGATATTCATCTGTAGCCATATTTCATGCAATGATTTAGGATCTATTCCAACACCCTTTATTTGTGATGCGGCCGCTTGTGCATCTGCATAGTTTTCAAATACTTTAGTAAGCTCCATGCCTTTGGCACCTAGTGTTTCAAGCATGAATTCTTGCCCGCGGCCTTGTGCTACCGCATTTTGGTAACCTTTAGCCATTGCGTCCAATTGTTGGTTCATAGGCAACAACTTGCCGTTTGCATCGGTTAAAGATACTCCAAATTGACTGAGGTATCCTTGCAACGCTTCGGCACTTTTACCACCACTAACTAAAGTCTTATCCATTTTAGCGAATGACTTAGCCGCCGCTTCTACATCAACACCACTTAACGTCATAATCTTCTTAAATTGTGACGTCTCGGCAGTCGTCATGTGCAGTTTATTAGACAGTTGATATAGTGCCTCGCCCGCATTTACAACGTTATCTATAATGGCACCAATACCAAAACCTCCGGCTGCGACCATAGCAAAATTTGCGAGCTTTCCTGTAACACCGCTTACTGCGGCACTTGCACCTTGTGCGGCGGATGCTGCCCCTGCTAAAGGGCTTGCACCTCCCATTTTGCTGATTGCATTTTGATGCGCAGTCTGACTTGCAATATTAGACCTCAACTGGGCCTGTCTTTGTAACATAGAATTCAGCTTTTGCTCAGCGGCAATAGCCGCATTCCTGTCACTAACACTCCCCGACTTTTGTGAGACAGCTTGCAGTTTTCTGTATTGTGCCTGTTGGTCCTTGATTGCATTTGATAGTTTGTTGAGTTCCTGAGATGCTTTTGATACAGAGGAAGATAACCCGCCGTCGAGTTTACCTTTAATGGCAATCGCCATTTCTAAGACTTTATTGGCCATTATTTTCTCCCTTTCATCGCTTTATTCTCACGCTCGATACCATCACTAATGAGCTGAACGTGGACTATGAACTCATCCACGTCTAGCTCTCGAATAAAGTAATCCATTGACGTGCTTGTGTATTTACTACACGTAATCGCACACTCTGTAAAATACCTTTCTAAATCAGTTATTTTTCGGAATTGAGCAAAAAATTCTGTACCTCTAAGCACACTCTAGTAAAATCAGCAGCCGGAAGACTATAAATATCATCCACTTTACAACCGCATGCAGCAGCTGCTACATGTGCTTGATACGTCATGGATAGTGCAGGAACTGTGATAGTTCTATCTTCATTCTTTGCAGACTTCTCACATTTAATTAATGTATAACCGCTGATGCCTTCAAATTGTAAGGAATGACCTGCTTTTACTAATTCAATACCAGTTGTTTCGTTCATAGTACTTTGTTTACTCATTAGTGATCGTCCTTTCTACAGACTAAATACCGAGTGCAGCACGAACATCGCCAAGGAAGTCAGTGCCATCAGAAATAGAATCCTTATATGCGTATTTATCGATTTCACGAACTACCTTACCGTTTTGTTCTAATTTCAAATATGTGGTTTCGATTGTGTTCGTTGCATCAATAGTATTGCCAGATTCATATGTGCCGTTTTCTTTAGATTTAGCACGGCCACGAATAACAGCACGTGTAGGCACAATTACATATTTATCTTTACCACTATCCCAACATTGGATAGCACCGCGTACTTCTAAGCGTACGCCGCGTCCACCTGTAAGGCGGTGTGTAGTTTCTGTTGGAGTGTTCCAAGTAAGTTTAGTTTCCATAGAAGAGTAGTGCCCAATAACTGGCGCGTCTACTTCACCTGCTATGCCCACACCTTTTACAGTTTGAGTCATTACAGATTCACTAGGTAATTCTACTTTGGCAACACCTAAACAGTTGTCAGAACCTTCTTCATATACACGGAAGTCATTAAGTACTTCCGGCACTTGGTTGATAGATGCCATGATTAATTACCCCTTTCTATACTGTTTGAAATAATGTTTTGAAATAGGAAACATCGTATTCAGAAATGCTTTCAATTTCTTGCGCTGGAATTGGTGGTGTACGGTATTTATGGAAGCGAATAATACCATTCAACAAGTCTGTTGTAGGGTTTTCTGCTTCTTTAAATTCAATACGACCGCCCAAAATAAAGCCACGAGAAGTAAGCCCGTTAAGACGAATTGTTTCACTATCAAGAATTGTTTTGATATTACGTGGCAAGATAGGCATATCCACTTTTTGCCAATACGTTAAGATGAATGTTTGGTCATCCCAATCATTGAAACGACGTACACAAATGAATGTATCCTTAACATCAGTTGTGCCAGGATATGCACCTGTATAGTTGCCCCAAGATACCCAACCGTTGATGTTAACGGCCGTCATAATACCTTGAGAGTTCAATAAGTTCGCTTGAGAATGCGTAAGCATAACTTCCTTGCCATTAGCCAAACATAAACCTGTGATGTTCATAGATTTATTAGAAGGGGATAGCGTAGGAATATCGCTATTAGACGCATCGCATTTACCCATAATGCCCATAATGTGTGTAGACATATGGAACACATAGTCGCCATTACGAACTTTTGGCCAACATACGACTTCGGATTCGCCCGTATAGCTATTACCTTTCTTCCATTCATAAGCATCAGTGTATTTAACAACTTGCGTAGTATCGATATCAACTAATGTTGTCGCTCTAAATAAGTTGTTAATGACACGAGATTTTGCCTTCATAACGGATGCTACTGTAGGATTTTGAGAGAAGCCCGGCGCAGCAATAAGCCCTGGCACAATGCCGAAATGATGATAAATTGTATCAATCAATTCAAAACCGGTTGCTTTATCGTTGCTATCCACCCCGCCGATTACATTTCTATAATCAAAGTTTTCTACATCAAGTTCATCATAAGTAAGGTTCAATGTAGTAGCTGTATCAAATTTTCCACCTTTTACAACGGAGATAACCAATTGATTTTTGTCATCAAAGGCTGCCGTGTAATCTGTGTTAGCTACACCCGTTTGGCCAGCACTAGATACTTTTAATGTATTAAGCAATACTGCTGCTTTTACTACACATTTCTTTTCTGCCAATGTAGCAGTTGTTGTAGTGGATTTCTTGTGCTTAGCAGGATCCAATACATTAACAAATACGATTGGAGCTACACCATACAATTTGAATTGTGCGTACATCGCTTCACATAATGTGAAATGTGCCCAATCTTCAGAGTAGCCAAGTTGTTGAACAGCTTCTTCCCAGCTGTAGCAGATGATTGGCTTGTTGACTACCGCACTAGGGTCTTCTGTAAGGTGTACAGGTGCAGTACCGAACACAACAGGAAGGCCGGCAGTAGTTTGGACAGGAGCAATTACAGAGGTAGCTTGCTCACTTGTTTTGACGCCATGATAAAAGGCCATTTACTTCACTCCTTTATAATTTTTCAATGCGTTTACATAAAATACATTTAATTGTGTGCCTTGTGTTTTGACGTCAATCATTGCCTGATTAAGCTCACCTAAAGGCACGAATAAATGCATAAAAATAGGGTCTTCCGCTTCCGGCAGTGGTGCACCGTCGCTAAAAACCATGAATTGGTTTAGCCGGCTACTGCGGAACGAAGGCCCAACATATACAACAGGGTTCATCGTTGTCTCCTATTCAATTACTTTGTTATCCGTGAATATCTTATTTAGATTCCTACGAATAACAGGAATATACACTTCAAATTCAAGATACCCAACCCATTGAGGGTATGGTTGATCATCAGGAATTGTTGTATTAATGGTATTCTCCTTAATTTCATATTTAAGTGCTACCGGATTATCAGATAACAACCGCTCACGCACTACCTCTAATAGGTGATATAGTCCGACATGGCCTTCAGTTAAGGCTTCATCATAAGTAGTTACCAATACAGTAATACCTACCGTCGAACTATCTGCATCACTAACAGAGTACGGATGCACTACTACGGCCGGGCATAACTTGCGCTTGTCTTCATTCTTGTCCACTCTTGGTAAGAAACCGCTCCATACTCGAATAGGTCTTTCGGTAACATCACTGTTTTCATTCAGCTTTCGTAACTCATTCATGAGATATTTAGCAATACCATCTGATACATCTAATGGCGTCATTAGTTACCTCCTAACGCGCGCTCTAATTCGTGATATAAGCGCTTTTCATACATTTCCATGCCTTCCTTTTGCATGGCATTCATAACAGTTTCATTACCAAACATTTGCGGTAAGGCTGGCCCATATATTCCCTTTAACGGATATCTGTCCTTGCCTTGGCGTTTCATAAAGATACCGGATGCACTAACAAAGCCGTTTGGTACCTTTGTTTCTGTACCTTTTTTAATCGATACAAACACACCTTTTCGCTTAAGTGATTTAATTTTGAAGTACTTTTGAGCGCTAGTATAGCCACCTTTGATACGCATTTCTGTGCCATCATTCAATTTATTGATAGATACACCGGACTTTACAACCGATACACCTTTGATAGCATAGATATTGCGTAGTGCTTGCGTGCCTGCTTTTCTTGCAGTTGTTGCTGCACGCTTTGATGCGGCTTGGCAGACACGTCGAACTCTATCTTCTTTTAACGTTTCCAGTGCTTTTTCAATTGTTGCCACTGCACTTTTATCAAGTTCTAGCTCAACCATCCGTCAACACCGCCTCTAGCTTCTGCTCTTAATTCAATGGATACTAACCCATCTTCTTCCATTGCACTTTGAACGACGTAAACGTCTCCGTCTAATCGGAATACGTTCCCCTGTGATGGAATTTCAGGGATGTCCTTTAATTTGCAATGCACAAATACAGACACCCCGTGCAATCCGTCATTTGATACGTGAGAGCCATTCGACAAGAATGACTCTCTCGCCGTTGGCGATTGAATAACCGCTTTAGCTACTGTGCCATTTAGATCATGCCCTTCGGCGAATTCGTCCTCATTTAGGAATACATCGTCAATATCGCTTTCTAGGTAATCTCTAAATCGCATTATTTTTTCACCGTAACTTCCGCATCAACTTCAGGTAATTCCATTTCTTCTTCCGGTTCATCTGGAACGACTTCCAATGGCTTCGGCGCTTCAATAGGATCATCTTCAGCAGATTCAAACTTATCAGATTCAAGCAAGGACAACGCGACTGCTTTCTTTTTGATATCGACTACTTCGCCCTTACCATACATCTCGCCTTCGTGTGCTAAATAACCCTTTAATACTCTGATTTTCATAAGTAGGTTACCCCCTATTTAGTCTTAATAGTAGCCCAATCATCGATAGTTTCAGGAATCAATACACAACGGGAGTATACAGACAATGTTAATTCTTGTGTAGCTTTATTAGCATAGTAATAAGGTACATAAATACCTGCATATGTTGTGAATTGGTTGTCATCGTTAAGCAATGTTACTGCTGCATGTTGTTGACGGCCACGGCCAGGAACACCTAATACCGCAGCATCATCACCGATAAAGGATTTTACCTTGCCTTCATCATCTTGATATGTTTCAAGATATGCATACACATCAATGTTCAAGGACATAATACGGCCAACATATCGAACTTGTGGAGATAAGTATTCAGGCGCAAAGCTAAACATTGTCATGTTTTCACGATTAGGAATAGCCAACATCTTGTTGATAGATGCATTATCAAGAATATATTTTTCAACATTCTTACCGACAACTAATACAGTTGGTACGATTCCTGCGTTTTCCTGAATTTTTTCGGACGCCATTTTCAAGTCGCCATAAATATCGGCACCAGCTTGGTCCCATGCAGTAGTAGGTGTGATGTCTTGTTCAAATTCAAAATCAATTTCATCAGTTAGAACAGTCGCACCGTCATCAGCATAACCTTCGATTTTGCATTTACCAGTGGTAAGCAAATCGGCCGCCATTTTGTTTTTACGATTGATGATTGTGCCTTGCAAATAAGACAAATCTTCAGCTTGCATTTGTGCCGCACGTTGCGCAGGTGTCATTGTAGATACAATATTTTCCGCAAATGCACGTTGGTCAAGTTGCTCAGGATCAATTACTGTACGAGGGCCCATCATAGGCGCTTCATATAAAGCAATTTTAGAGCCGGCACGTTTAACATTTACACCAGATGCGCCACGAGATACAAAAGGTGCTAGAGTGCGACCACGTTTACGAGTTTCTACTGCGATTTTTTTAGAAGTTGCAACTGCCGGAACTTGTGGGAAGAAAGTATCAAGCAAGAAACTTGCCGGAGTTTTCATTCGTTCTACAGCTTGCATTAAAGATAACGTATCTTTGAAATCAATTGCCATTATATAGTTCCCCCTATTTAATGCTAGTTAAGAATAAGTGAGCGTCTTTAAAATCCGCTTCATGTTCATTAATTTTGTAAGCTTGGTCAACTACCAATACTTCTCGATTAAAGCGACCAGAGACATATACAGTCACTACATTGTGATCAGTAGTTGTAGTAGTGTCGGATACCACGATGCCAGCAGGTTTACCGCTTGCAATTTTTTGGAATGTGCCAGCGTTATTTTCAAGAACTTGGCCGCGTTTGTACTCACCAACTGCTGCTTTTACATTTTGAGTTAATACAGGCACACCGCCACCACCTAATAGGTAGTCAGCTGCAACGCCATTTACTTGTTCGAAATACGCCATTATTTACCGCCTTTCTTAGCATTTGCAAATGCTACAACTTCATCAATTGCACTAGCTTTAGCTACTGCATCATTGGTTTCTGGTGTAGATGCACCTTGAGGTACCACTTCATCCGCACCGGATTCCATTTGATCGATAACCAATTGTCGAATTTGGTCGACTACTTTGTTATCAGTTACAGGAATATCGGATACGGCGGAGATGAAAGGTGTTACTTCATCTACAGTTTTACCTTCTTTAACAGCCACATCTACTAAACGATTGATAACTTCATTGTTCCCTTTTAGTGCGTTTAAGGTTTCAACACGTTCACGTTCTGCTGTTACTGCTGCATTTTCCGCAGGTTCGTTTGTAGAAATACCGAGCAAACCTTTTAAGCTTGCCATGAATTGGTTTTCAGTCATAGGTTTCTCCTTATGTTTTAAAAATTGTTTGATTTTGGCTTCATTTTTGGCCGAATATTTGCAAGATACTTTGTTAACGATAACCATCCCATCATTCATAACAGCCTTATCAGTAATCGCCGTGTCTACTTCATCAATTAGGCCGTAGGACTTCGCCTCATCCGCTGTGAGCCACGTTTCGTCATCCATAAGGGTATTTATCTGCTCAGGTGTCAAAACATCGCTACGACTTAGATAAACATTTGCAATGGTTTGTTTAACACTTTCCAAATAATTCGCCATTTTAGTTAGTCCGTCTGCATCAAAGCTGTCGCCTAAAAATACAGATGGATTGTGAATCATGTACAAAGCATTGCTTGGCATGATTACCTTATCAGCCGCACATGCAATAATTGTAGCTGCACTCGCGCATAAGCCATCAATGTGTGCTGTTACTTTTCCAGCATAGGCTTTGATCATATTGTGGATAGCTTGTGCCGCGAATACGTCACCACCTCCAGAGTTGATGCGCATTGTTAATTCATTACCATTACAACTAGCTAAGTCACTTGCAAATTCACGTGGTGTAATTTCATCGCCCCACCAAGAAGTCTCAGAAATATCACCATATAAAATCAACTCAGATTGGCCAGTACCATCTTGCTTTACAAAATTCTTAACAGACCAAAATTTATTCATCCTCTTCACCTCCTTTCGCTTCAGATTTAGAGCCAACGGAAGGATTACCCGCATCAGCTAGCCCCAGGCCGTATTTCTCTATGAGTTGCTTTTCAAATGCAAGTTGTGCAATGTTTTCTTCAAGGTCTGTCCCTGTCATTTCAGCCGCTTCACGTTCGCGAGTGGAAACTCCATTTTCAACGCGAAGTGTACTACCATTCATATCCTTAACTGGGTCAAGGATGGACATAGTCGGTCCAAACCAATCAGCATTGCACCATGCTTTTCGAATTAATGGATCATCAAAGAAACCAGGTGCCTCTATTCGTCCAGTCGCTACAGCTTCCATTAGCCAAACCTCATAGATAGGCTGACAGAAATCACGAGCGAACCACTTGCGGCGTAGTTTATATTCTTCCCAAGCCTGTAACATTGCTGCACGGCTTGCAGAATACGAGGAGTTGAAGTTCTTCATCAATACTTCGTAAGGCTGGTTAAGTGCAGCACCTACTTGTTTGATAAGTTGGGTACTAAATACTTCAAAAGTAGATTGAGCGTTGGAGGCATCCACACTCTTTACATCCACACCTTTCGGTAAGGCATTTAATGTGCCAGGCCCTAAGTTATACTCTGATACATCAACTACTGGTTCCGTTGGATCATCAACCCCATTATCGGCCAACATATCATTTAACGAACCGGAGTTTGTAACGGCTTCAGTAAAGAATAAAGCAAAGTAGGACTTAATAATCGCAGATGTAAGTTCTGCATTTGTGTACCGATACACTTGCTTCAATGTTTCAATGACTGGGGCTAAATAAGGCACCCCTCTGTACTGCTCAGGTCTAGTATCGTTACTAATCTGTAATACATTTGGAATGCTTGTACGCTTTCCGTAGGCCTCAACCCTTGCCCATGACGTTAATATACTTGTAATTGGTTCGCCAGGTACTTGATTAGACACCCAGTAAGCTACAATTGCGCCGTCAGTATCAATTTCCACACCATTCAATATGCGATTTCCGTTATCTGAATTAAGTGCTTCAACCCCAGTTGGGTCGCCTGTAGCATACGTTGAAGTGGTGAGCGGGTTGCTTACTCTATTCCCTTCAATTAATTGAAGCCGTAATGAATACGGCATATCTGGTGTTGTTGGCTTACGTCTAAATACTGCAAAACTATCACCATCAGTAAGATACCCTTGATATGCGATACTTTGCATATCGTACAAATTATTTTTGCGATAAATATCACAGTCTTTTGAGTCTGCCCATAAGTCGAACTCTGCACGCACCTTACGTGCCCACGCTCTGGCGTCCTCTGCAGATATTCCCAAGATTTGAAATTTAGGTCTAGGGAATACATTGAGGCCTGCGCCAACGGTATGGGTAGTACTCGTGTTGATCGCAGCCGTGCCGACTGGTGTATTTATGGCTAAATCTGCGGATCTATCCCGCAAAGTTGATAGATTTGCGCCAATATCAGCCTTATAGCCTAGTTTTCTAGGATTATATCCCTTCAATGATTTGTTATTATGAGAGGCACCGCCCTCACTATATCCGCTATTTTGAGCCCTCGGAGTGCCTATTTTAGCGCTAAATTTCTTGTTTTTTCTCGCCATTTTAGCCTCCTAATCTCTAAAAACTACCCGTTTTGACCTGTTTCCACGCCCATTATCAGTGTCCATATCTGGTAATTTAGCACCCCTTGCCACTAAATCATCAATCATTTTTCTTACTTCAGCCAAATTTGCCCTTGTAAGAGTACGATTTCCGATTGTATAGCTTTGTCCGGTCAATATTGCTTCCTCAGCTTTGACATACCATTCTAATCGCACGTCAATTAGCCTTGGCTTTCTTGAATAACTAGTTGCCATACATCCTCCTAAATATCTGCTACTTTACTAGCTCTACGAACGCGTTTCCTCATTGGTTTCTTCCGCGGATTAGTCGCTGTTGTAGTAGAATGGCCTCCGCCTTTAACTACTTCCGCCAATCTATCCCAATCAGGATGGATTGAGTTCATACAAGCTAGGTTGTATACACGCAAGTCCAAAGGTTCATTACGAACTCCTGCAGTAGGTTCCCATATCTCATGAATAACACCCTTACGTTTTACTTTCTTTTTGTGTTCTGAAATAATCCCCTTGAAGTACAGTTCATCGTACCCTCTTGTTCCTAAGAATTCTTCATCCAACGGGAAATGAAAGTACTTAGCACCAGGTTCATCGATGGCTAACCGGTTCATTACCTGTTGTTTCCCATCGTCAACACCTAGCATTACAAGCGGAATCTTACTTCCTGAAGCTTTACCAATCTTATAATTTAACGGTATACCAGGTGTTCCGGCCGTACCTTTGATGGCAAATCGTTGCTTGCTGAAGTTCTTTTCACAATATTCATATACTTTTGACGTGTAATGACCGCCTGAGTCAATGAAAGCACGCGCTACTTTAAGGCCTGTGCCGTTCTTAAATCGGTATACCTTATCAAGCACCGCATCAAGTGCATCCCATGTTGCTTTATTATCAGGCTGACCTAAGATAACGCCCTTACAGATACCCCAACATTCTTCACCATATCCCCATCCTGTGATTTCATACTCCAACCGGTTGTCTTGTGTATCGACGGCACCCGTTAGCAGTAATACACCATCAGGAAGGTCTGCGCCGTACTTTTCACGGCGCCTAATGAATTGTTGATAGTCTTCAAAGGCACCTTGCTGTGCGTATGACTCACCGAAACGTGTATTCATAACTACCTTTTCACGAGTAGGGTCTCCTTTAGCCTCTAGCCATTCCCTCATGATGTCATTCCAGGTTAACCAAGGAGACGTAAATCCATTTACAAAAAAACTGCGTATGCCATTATGCAACGCAGCAGGGTTTTTCGATATGTACTTCTGAGGAACCTTTCGCATTTCGTCTTCAGAGAATGTAGATCCGCAATCAGGGCACCGCCATTTTACATCACTAACTACCACGATCTTCCGACCTTTAGCGTCCTTATGTTCCTCTGTTTCACATTCCATTTCAGTATGTCGTATCAAATGGTACTCGCCACAATTAGGGCACTCATGTTGCCACTCCTCTTGGGTTCCTGTTTGATACTCTACATCGATTCGTGAGCTACCTTCATTAGTTGGTGTGGAGAATAACCCCATGACCCTGTTCCAGAACGTTGTCATACGTTTGGCGGCAAGGTCTACCGGGTCACCTTCTGTGCCAGCGCTATCCGGGAAGCGGTCTACTTCGTCCGCTAGTAGCACCCGTACAGGACGTGATGCCAATCCAGCAGGACTATTAGCACCGCACATGATAAGACGACCACCAGGGAATAACTTAGATAAGATTGTATTCTTTCCATCTCTTGTCTTGGCCCCATCTTCTGATTTTGTTTCATAGAATACTTGTGAAAGTACTTTTGTATCACGAATCATCGGTGAGATACGAGACTTTGAATAATCTTGAGCCAATTCGATAGTCGGTTGAATCATCATAACCGCACATGGATCAAGATGAGCGTATCGCCCTAGCACATTATTCATAATATCTGATTTTCCCACTTGACTGGCGCTCTTAACCACTACCCGATTGATACCAGGTTGTGTAAAAGCATCCATAATATCCCTTTGATATGGTGCTCTACTCGTTTTCCAACGCCCTGGTTCAGCAGAAAGGCCTTGTGATAGCATGCGATAATCGTCAGCCCATTGGCTAACACTAGTTTTAGGTAGTGGTTTTAGCCCCATTTTAGAGGCATATTGCCATAATTCTTTTGCCGTTTTCATGCTATCACCTCCTTTTTTGCACTAAAAAAGCGCCTAATTTGGCGCATTATCATCATCTAATTCATCGCTATCCATGAATAATGACGGCGTATATTCACTTAATTCGGACAATTTGTCCTCAATTTCTTGTGTTAACAGGTTATATGCTTCCTCTTTTGTTATATTTTGTAACTGTGGTGCCAATTTAGTTGGCAATCCTAACAATTGTGTACGCAAATTAACAAGCATTTCTGTCATAACCTGTTCTACAGTATCTGCTGAGTACACCTCACCGTTCATTTTGGCTAGTTTCAACTCAGCAATCTTGCGTTTTGCGCGTTCATTCTTGGCCTTTTCAACCTCGAATACCGCATCATCGGAACTACTTACCTCTTCAGCAGAGGATTGCCCCTTATATTTGACATAATTGATAACGGATTTGATAACCAGGATATTATTCTTTTCATCGGTAGCTAAAACCCCTTCTTGGAGCAGTTGCGAAACACGTTGGCGCGAGAGTCCAAGTGCTTTTGCCAGGTTTGACTGCGAGGCCGTTGCCGTTTTCAAATCATCTGTAATTTTCACTTATCAATCAGCCTCCTTTCATTACCTGTATCACTAGCAAGGTTATAAAAAAAATAAAATCTAGGCAATTTTTGGGGTCTCGGCCACCGCACGCTTTCAATTTTTCCCAGAAGAACCTACCAAAAAAAATTACTCAAAAATTCAACGAAACGTGTATTTTTTTAAATTTATTTTTTATTATTTAGCGCGGGTACTGCCCCAAAAGCTATCTTAATACGCCTTTATTTTGCTTATATTTACCGCATTCCTTATGAACCTTTGCGGTTTTTGTCTTTACTAACGAATGTGATGGTGCATACGATTTGCACATGTGATCAATATGAATTCCATTAGCCTTGCACCAACCTTTTACATTATTGAGGCATCGCCTCTTTTCACAATACACATCTGTCAATCGCATTCACCTCGCTTCCTTAAAATTTGTATGCAAAAAGACCACCTAACCATATGGATTAAGTGGTCTTTTGCTTTAGTGTTCTAGGTATTCACTGTGTCGTTGAGAGAGATAGTATTTGTTTCCCTATTAACTCACACTATCATTATAAACTGTCAAGAAGGACAGGTCTAGGACAGTTTTGGGACAATTTTTCAGGCTAGCTTTGTATTTAATCCAATAACGCCCCATAGCAATACAGATAACTCTTCAATCCCTCTAGCGATGTAACGTTTAATGGTACGAACATCTGGATTTTCAGGAAATGATTCAGCAATTTGCTCTAGCGTTTCCCCATCAATATAATACCTGCGCATACACTCACAATACTTAAATTGCTTTGTACTACACTTCTCAGCATAGATATCGAGCATGTTATTTACATGTCTCATCATCAATGCTGTTTTTTCTTTAGATTTAACAATCGCATTTACTTTCACAATGCTTTTATCGTCAAACATATCAATTAACAGTTCATTGAGCCATATATCCTCGGCTTGTGTCGAATCCGTGATAGCATTGTCAACGTATGACTGTAACTGACTATAATGCTTAAGCAGCTTGATCGTGTTGTGTCGAAGTTTGCGACCTAGCTGTGCATTTTCTTGCTTGGCTAATTCATAGTAGGTTTTGGTGGCCACCTCAGTGGCCAACCTAGTGATTTTTTCAATTTCGTATTCATTCAAATACATCTCCCCCTTTTTAATTTGTAGTTTAGTCCGAATTGTGTTTATACCAACTTTGAAAGAAGTATCTAACTAAAAATTAAATCATGTTCATTGCTTTCCATTCGCTTAACACAAATGTAGCAATACCATGTTTCTTGGCGTATTCATATTCGCCTTTACAGCCTCGGCTAGTCTCCCAGCCATCACACAAGACCAGTACATCACAATGATTGAGTAGGCCTAAACATATTCCTAAGCCAAATTGATATTGGTCTCCGGTTAAGTACATAAACCCATAATTATGGATAGGTGATACATAGTCATGTGTAATATCAACCATCACCAGTTCTTGCATGATTTTGTCTATTTTTTCTTTATTGCTCTTCTTTCCACCATATGGATGAGCCACATATACAAGCTTTTTCTTCATAATACCTCGCTTTAATTAACACTCTTTACAGGAATATACTCATGCACTCCGATATGTGCAGGATTACATAATTCTCTGTATCAGTTATAATTTCATCTGCCATCGTGCCTATGAATTTCCTGTTATCGTTTTCTAGTACACCAGCTAATTGCAATCCGTCCAAAATAAACTTCTTGGCAAAAGCCACATTATCAGGATCATGCCTGGTCGATGAGTGCCATTCAAATAACAGGTCTACTTTACCCTTAACCGATTCTATCTGTTGTGATAAACATTGTTCTTTGACTTGCTCGGTGCATTTCTTTTTCATAGCAGCGGCAGCTATAGTCGAACCACGCTCACAATCAATGTACTCGTTCAACGTAGGGAACCTATCATGGGTTTTCTTTCTAAATCGAAACTGACAACGTAGGATAATCTTCATCTGTGCGAGTCTCCCCAAAATATAGCCTCTTCATAATCTTTGCCACGTAATCTATCAATCACTCGTTCGCTATAATGGTCTTTTGTTTGGTCGTTATTATAATTAGTTGTCAGTATAACTGGCTTCATGTCATGGTATCGGCCAATAATAATGCTTTCAACTTTTGTATGCACCCAATCGGATTTAGAATACTCCGCTCCAAAATCATCTAACAACAATAGCGGAATATTTCTGAGCTTTTGTTCATAATTTAGAAACGCAACTCTATCCCCATTTGATAAGGTGAGCATGATATCCAATAGACTAGGCATAGAAATCATCATACAGCCCTGTTTTAGCGCTAGAACCTCTTTCAGGATACTAACTGCTATAGAAGTCTTTCCAGTGCCAGCAGGGCCCCTTAAAATCAATCCTTTGCCACTTTTAAGATTTGCCTCTAGGTTATCCACATAATGTTTTACTACAGCATATGCTTCTGAATTTTCTTTAGGAAAGCTGCCATGTTTACGTAACCACTCAAAATCCATGTCATAGTATCGCCGAGGGATACCAACAGCAGCATAAGTGGTATTAACGTTTGTTTGGATGACTACTGGTTTGTCATAGATTGGATAAAAGAACTCATCCTTTACCATGGACTCGTTCATACTCTGCTTGCCAGTCGACTTCTTCCTTTTTTCGAGAAACGTTTCTAGCATTTCCGTTATGTTTACTTGCTCCAAAATCTTTTTGCACCTCCTTCTTTAGATTCCCTGCCGTGACAGTTTCAACATACTTAATACTATTACCGCCATTATCAGCTGTGGTATTAATAGCAACAATAACTCGTTCCTTCCCATAAGACTCAACCAGATCATCTAACCGGTCTTTAATGACAGGTGATACATCTCCGATTGCTTTCATGTACAAATCGTAAATGGGTTTATTTTTTACTTCATCATCGTCAAACATAGATAGAGGATTTTCATCTTCACGCGCGCGCGTATCTCTCTCTATATTATTTTCTTTTATTTTCTTTTCTTTTATTAGTTCGTTTTGCTCAACATATGTTCCTTTTTGTTGAACACGTGTTCGTTTTTGCTCGTTTTTACGTCTAGCCTCTCCGCTCTTAATGCCTGCGAGCCTACGTTTTTCGCGGAGTTCTTCGTTTTTAACTTTTCGAAATTCAAGGCGCCGTGTTAAGCTCGGAGACCAAAAATATTCATCATCACAAGCTAATAATTCATAGTCTGAAATCAATGAATTTACGAACAAAAATGAACACATTGAACATAACTCATTTTGTTCAAACGCATGTTCATTTTGTTTGAACACATGTTCAACACATGTTAAATTTTCTTTATTTTTTACTCCTAACTCATTATCAAGAGCAAGGAATGTATATCTTTTTAATGGTAGTTTGTAATCTTCATATGATGCTAGCTTTTCAAGAATAATCCACCACCATGCATACGCGATCATTCCATATTCAGATATCATGGCCACTATCTTAGGGTCGCTGCTCGCTGTAACATCATGGCTAAAATAATAGGATTGGTCTTTTGCCATAAATCATCATTCCTCATCTATAAACAAACTATCCTGGGCTCGTTTCCCCATAATAAACCTTACACATTCATCGATTAAGTCTTGAACAGAGATAGCGAATGTAGAGTCTGCATATTCAACATTTAACCCGTCTGTTTTGAATTTAAATTCGTTAGGAGTGTTCATATCAGAAACGATACCTTCAACACAGACCTGACTAACAAGACCTTCGATATCGCCATACTTAAATTTGAAGGTGTTTACCAAAAATGGGATTTTAAATTCTTCCAAAAATTCAAAGTTTTTCTTCATAATAGCCTGCAGTTTGCCAAATGCTTGCAGGAGTTCAGGCCGCGGGTCATCTTTGGATTTAAGTGTAAAAATATCGTTAAGACCTGTGGCAGATGGTTTTTGATAGGCAATACTGATATCGCTATCTTTAATTTGAATTGATTTAATAATCATAAGGGACTCCTTTCTCGTTCTACGATTATTAATTTACCAGTAGCAGCTTGAACCGCTTGTTTGAATGTTTCTGCATCTGAGTTACTATCTGATAAATGTAGTAGTCGTATATCTTGGCACTTAGTAAGATCCATAGACTTTAGAAATTTAATAACATTCTCTAACGAAAAATGGGATTGAATTAATCGTTCCATGCGTTTCTCATGCAGGCCTCCATCATCAACACGTTGATTCAGGATTTCATATGAATGATTACATTCAACCATGATATGATCAACATCTTTAAACGTATATCGGCAGTAATAGGTGTCGGTAATATATAAGAGTTTCTCTTCACCATCAGAAATCAAAAAACCAACATTAGGAACGTCGTGTTCTAATTCAAAAGGTAGAATACTAAAATTACCTATCGTAAATTGAACCTTAGGCGTAATGTAGATGGCTTTATGATGCCCAGCTACATATAATGCATCTGCAGTGTCTTTTAACATATATACACGATGGCCAAGCTTTAATAAATCGTGGACAGCTTTGCTATGATCTCCATGTTCATGAGTGACTAATACCCCACATAGATGCAGAAAGTTAAATCGACAATACCGTTGAATCTCTTTAAAGGATAACCCTGCATCCAGTAGCAGTTCATCCCCATTAGTTGAGGTTTTAATTCGGTAGCAGTTCCCTTTTGAGCTACTACCGAATGCTTGAATACTAATCACAATTAATCACCAAACATATTGACGACTTCGCCTGTTTCAGGATCTACGAATTCATTAGTAGGAGTAGGTTCAATATCAATCGTTTCTGAATTTGCGTTATTAGCAATAGTTTCAGCCACATCAGATTGAATATCGATGGTTTCTCCTTCAAAATCAGGTGTGAGTTCACCATCATTATCGCGAATAACAGCGCCATCTGAAGTGAGAGCGTTCGCCATATTCTGCATTTCAACAGACAAAATACCATATTTGCTTAGCAACTGTTTAAGTACGGTTTTAATAGCCATCGCATCAAAG